CAATAGGAGTGGATACGGCAACTATGGTGCAAGTACTCGAAAGATAGGATTAGAAGCATGGAGAGCAATTAGCGGAGATGCAGATGAAGATATCATTTATAATCTTCCTTTGCTTCGTGCTCGTAGCAGGGATTTGTTCATGGGGTCTCCCGTTGCTGCTGCGGCAATTCTTACACTTAGAACTAATACAATCGGCAATGGGTTGGTAGCCTTACCTCAAATTGACCATGAGGTAATAGGAATAACTAAAGAGGAAGCAGCTAGTACTAATAAATTAATATCTGATGAATTTGATTTGTTTGCTGACACTGTTGAGTGTGATTGGAACCGTCGTAGTACTTTCTATCAACTTCAAGATTTAGTTTTTGTTAATCAAAACATTTCAGGTGATGTGTTAGCTTTGCTTCCTATGAAGGAGCGGAAGCAAGCAGTTTATGATACCAGGGTTAGATTGATAGAGGCAGATAGGGTAATGTCTCCGTTTGGAATGCCTGTTGATGCTCCACGCACAATCGATGGGCAACCACAGCTATTTGGTGGTGTAGAGTTAACTGCAGATGGCGAAGTAAATGCATATTGGATTAGTCCTAGGCATCCTTTCGGAATGGGCTATATCTCGATTCCTGCTCCTAGTGAATTTGTTAGGATTCCTGTGTTTGGGGAAGAAACGGGTAGACCTACAGCATTACTATGTGCAGAGATGGAAAGGCCAGAGCAGCGTAGGGGAGTACCGCTATTAGCTAAATGCCTGATGGAGATGAAGAATCTTCAACGGTATATTGAAAGCACAACTGTACAGAATGTTATTAAATCCTATTTCACTAGTTTTGTAACATCACAAATGCCTTCAACAGAAATGTTTCAAGGAATAGTGGATGAAGAGACAGTGCAGGACATCTTGATAGACAGGAATCCTTATCAAGTGCGATTAGGTCCGGGTATTGTTAATTGGATGAGACCAGGGGATAGCATAACATTTCCAGTTAATGCAGGACCAGAAAAAGAATTTAATGATTATGTAACTGCATTGTGTAAGTTTGTAGGTGCCAGCATGGGAATTCCTTATGAAGTTCTACTAAAGCAATTCAATGCTTCGTATAGTGCAAGTAGAGCATCACTACTACAATTTTGGAAGAGAGTGTTAGTGTTGAGGCAGCAGGTAGTTGACCAGTTTTGCCAACCTGTCTATATAGCTTGGATGATGGAGGCAGTTTCTAAGGGAGTGATAAGAGCACCAAAATTTTTTGATGATGTTAGACTTCAAAAAGCGTGGACTAAATGCTCATGGAGTGGTGCTAGTCCGGGTTCGATTGATCCTCTTAAGGAGATTCTAGCTAGTGAACGAAAGGTAAAGATGGGTGTTAGTACACTAGAAAGAGAGTGCTTGGAGATTAATGGTAGTGATTGGAGAGCAAATACTATACAGCAAGGCATCGAATATAAATTTCGAGGGTCTAATGATCTACCGTACACTGTTATGCAGGACATTAAAAACATTCCTGTACCTGAGGGAATGATAGATGTAAGTGTAGATGAAACGGGTGGACAGCTACCTAACATAGATAAAGAATCCGAAGGAACAATGGTTCATGATTAAGCATACTTGTTACTTAAAGGGTATAGTTAGGAATCAGGGTAAGGGTAGGTATGGAATGGGTGTAGAATTGTTTCGGTTAGATGCTGCTAAAGAGGAAGATGTAGAACTAACTGAAGATGAGCGGGAAGCTATCGGAGATGACGAGCAATCTAGTGTAGCAATAATGCGCTTATACGAGAATATAGGTGAAGATTTCTTTACAGGTGGAGGAATAACAGCAGCAGGTTTTGCGGAACAGTTAGATGCTTTAGGAGACATCAAAAAGCTTAATCTACACATTAACTGTTTAGGTGGAGATACCCATACTGCACAAGCTATTTACAACATTTTAGCAGATCATGGCAGTAGAAAGACTTCTTATATTGACGGTATTGCTGCTTCTGCTGCTACTATCGTGGCTTGCGGTGCAAATGAAGTGGTAGCTAGGCGTAATACTAATTACATGATTCATAATCCTTGGACTATTGCAATGGGAAATTCGGGAGATTTGAGGGAGGCAGCAGAAGTATTAGATAAGATAACTGATCCTATTGTAGGTGTTTATAGACAACAGGTTAGAGGGAAGATAGATGAAGGGAAGATTAGAAGTCTAATGGATGCTGAAACCTGGATGACAGCAGAAGAAGCTTTGGAGTATGGATTTGTAGATAGAGTTTGTGGAAAGGTGAAAGCAATATCTAGTGCTCTTGCAGGCAGAGTGCTGGTTAATGGGAAGGTTTACAACTTAGGTAAATATCAATATAAAAATACTCCTAAATATCCTAAAACAAAGGAGGAACCTAAGGTGGAGGAACCTAAAGCAAAGATAATTACTACGATTAGTTATATTGAAAAACCAGAAGAAGGAGAAAAGCCTATGACAACAGATGAAATCAGGACACAATATCCTGATTTATATAACTCGATTAGAGCCGAGGCAGAGATAGCGGAGAGAGGTAGGTTGTCTGATCTTGATGCTATGTCTGCACCTGGATTAGAGCAGTTGATTGCTACAGCTAAAGCAGATGGAAGGAGACCAGAGCAGATAGCTGTAGAAGCTTGTGCAATTTTGAAGGCTAGTACTACACAACTAGCACAAGTAAATGCTCTGCAGAGAGATGCTTCTACAATTCGTGGGATACCTGCAAGTGATGCTCCAACTACAAAGAAGGCTGTAGCCGAATCGAAGCAGCAAAAGGGTATTCGATTGATGTCTGCTGCTTATGCAGATGTGGCTGCACGTAGACATAAGAATCCTCTTCAAACTAAAGGAAATCATGTTACAAGTTACACAAACTAATGTTGGTGCTCCTCTTACTATCATAGGTAAGGATTTAGAAGCAGGTGCTACGTTTAATGCAGATGTAGCATTAGGTACTGGCAAGCTGAAAGCAGGTAGGATTATGGAGTATACTCCTGCTACACAGACTCTAGCACCAAGTGCAGCAGGTGCTTTGCCGACAGCACCTATTATAATGATCGGTATTTTGGCAGATGATTTTGATGATACAGGTGCTACTACAGCACAACCTGCTATGGTGTTTAAAGATGGCACATTTCTCCGTCAAGAAATTGAATCTGCAAATAACTTTGCAATTACACCCGGAAGTACAATTGAAACTAACCTACGGGATATAGGAATTCAACTAGAGCAGAGCTACGAAGCTTATGTTGGTCTGTCTCCGATTCCTGCAGGTGTAACGCCATTATATTCGCCGTAGATTTGTATCATTGCAAAAGCATTAACAAAGAGAGATTTATATTATGGCTAACGATCAACCTGCTGCAGAACCAACAGCACCCGAAGTTCAACCATTAGCACCTGTTACAACTAGTGTTGATTATGGTGCATTTAATACCATATCGCTAATAGCGAGTTATAAAACTCGTTATGCAGTACCTGCTCTTATTCGAGATACCTTCTTTTCACAGAAAGAATTTCTTGATTCAGAGGTAGTTAGGATTGATAGCAAGTTAGGTGGAAGAAGATTAGCACCTTTTGTTCTGCCTCTTGAAAATCAGGTTGTAGGTAGAAGACAACCTTTCAAGGAGATGTTTATACCTGCTCCTATTCTTGCACCTGCTAGGGTTATTACTCCTAGGGAGTTACGCGGTCCTACTATGGGAGAGAATCCCTACAACTACAAAACTCCTGAAGAGAGATTTGCACAGATTGTAGCAGAAGATGCTGAGGATATGGATGATGAAATTGCACGCACTGAAGAGTGGATGTGTTGCCAGTGCATGTTCAATGGTACTATTCCTATCCGATATCGGAATAAGACAGCAGTGACCATCGATTATGGATTTACTAATAAAACTGTACTTGCTAACAAATGGACAGTTACTACTACAAATCCGCTTAATGATTTGATGGCAGCACAAGGAGCATTGAATGCTAATGGTTATTCGGGTAACGTAGCTATTTATTCTCCTGATTCTTGGAATGCTCTGTGGGGGAATCCTAACGTTCAAAATGCTATGAAGAACGTATTTCCTCAGTATGTTCCATTTTCAGGACTTCCAGGTTCTACACAGATTACACCTGCAGGAGTACAAAGAGGGCCTAGCTTTTCAGCACCTGCTATGGAAAACTGGATCTATTATGGAACGTATGTTACCAGTGATCCTGCAGATCCTACCAAAACTAAGAGCAATAACTATGTTCCTGCAGGCACTGTTCTGATAGGAAGTTCAGATGTTAAGAATCGACTGTGTTATGGAGTAGTGATTCAGATAGAGCAGGAAGACGGAGATTTCCATTATTATTCGATGGATAGAGTGCCAAAAGTTGAATGCAATGTTAATAAAAACTTTTGGATGCAGACTATTACTAGCCGTCCCGTTCCTGTACCTGTTGATCTACTTAGCTGGTCTGTTCTTAGTAACTGTGCATAGGAGGTTAGTTTTGGATTGCACGTTAAAAGTTAATATGATCCTGGAAGACGGGAAGCACTACGATAGGGGTACTGTGTTAGATATCGATAGACTTCCCGATCATCTACGCAAAGAAGAATATATAGCTCAAGGTGCTGTTTCTATTAATACAGTAATGCCAGTTGATATCATAGAGTTAGATGATGTGCAATTGGAGGATGAGTTAGAACAGAAACCTTCACCTATGAAAGAGTTAGAGTTACCTGATTTACAGCCAAAGTTAGTTAAGAGAAAGGTGTTAAAAAGATAAGTTTACAAGATCAATTTGAACCTGATATGGATATCACTTTCACTAATACTAGTGAATTTGGTAGTACTAGAGAGTTTGCTATATCGGATGGAAGAGGGGGAGAGATAGTCTTTACTGCTAATGTAGTGTGGGATGAGGATGAAATGAAGAAGAGGGTAATAGTACAGCAGCAAGGACTTTATTTAGGAGAGGTATTTTGTGTTATCAAGAAGTCTTACTTTCCGAATCCTCCTAGGCCAGATGAAGTAATTTACCATCCTATTACTCCATTTAGAAGAGGATGGAAGATTGTTGAAGTAATTGATGCTGAACATGCCTATGAAATGGCATTAGATAGATTGATAGGTTAGGAAGGTAGGATTTTGTAGTGTTACAAAATACTTAAAATGGAAAGGAGGTTATCATAATGGCAATGGTGCTAACAGTACGTCCAGAGGGTTTCAAAGAGGCAGAGATGAAACTACTAGGTGTCTCGAAGGGTGCGCCAAAAGCTATTTCGGAAGCTATCAATAGGGGATTGACAGCAGGACAGACATATGCAGTTAAACGTATTCGAGAAAGATATAACGCAACTGCTGCAGGGTTGAAAGGTGGATTTAGAATAAGAAAAGCTAGTTGGACTGCTTTAGGTGGTGAGTTAGCAGCTAGAGGACCTATGCTACCTGTAGATATATTTAGTCCTAGTGAAAAGGGAGGAAGGCAGACTAGGAAGGGATACATAGCTAAATCTGTATCTGTTATGATTATCAGAGGAAGTAGGAAAGTGATAAGTCCTACTAGCCGTGGTCCGGGTATTAGTGGGGCATTTATGGCCAAGGGAAAGGTCAAAGAACGTAGGCAAGAATCTAGATATCCCATTTGGCCAGTTGAAACTATAGGTATACCGTACATGTTCGGAAAGATGGAGATATTTGAAAGTACGCAGCATAGAATAGAGGAGATTACAGATAAGAGATTAGCTCATAACATAGCACGTTTACTAGCAGGTGGAGGGTTTGGAGGATGACTATTTTTGAGCTAGAGGATGCATTAGTTGAATTTATAGAGCAACAGACTAGTGACATGGCGTACATGTCAAGTAACGAGGAGACTACTACTCCTAACTTGCGATTAGCACCACAGGTTAGGAGTGGTTTTGTTCCTAGGAATGAAGCAGGTGAAATAATTCCAGGTGATTGGACTTCATACCCATCGATAATAGTTTGTGCAAAGGAAGGTGAACAAAGGGATTTACCAGGAGCACAAAGGGAGAGTGGATGGAATCTAGAGATTGTAACTGTGGAGTTATTGATAGGAACCTTCGATTCTAATCTAAATCAGCAAGGTTGGAGAGATTGCGCTAACATAGTGCAGAGAATCAAAGAGCGGGTGATGATTCAAAGCTTCGTTAGGCAGAGATATGCTATTAGGATGCCTATTCGATGGATGCTGAATCGTCGATACGTAGGACAGGGAGGTATGAATAGCTTTCCATACTTCTTTGCAGAGATGTACCTAACGTTTGAACTAGAAGTAGGTACTTCACAGTATGATGCTACTAAATTGTCAGGACAGGAGGGTGAAGGTATCTTTGATCAGTTTCCGATTCCTAGTGGTCCTTATGTAGATCCAAGATTAAAAGAGGTGGAAGATTTTGTGGAGGGCAGAGAATGAAAGATCCTAATTTTATGTATATAGGTCCATCGATTCTTCCGCTAGGATTGAAGATGAATACTCTATACAGAGGAATAGAATCTATGCCGCCACAGTTACGGAATTTGATAAACATAGAACCTATGCTGACTAGCTTATATGTTCCAACTGCAAAGCTAGGAACAGCAAGAAGAGGACTTAAGGTAAAGGGAGCAATTGAGTATTTGGCTTGGAGACAGATAATAAAGATGGTAGAAGGAGAAAGAAAAACGAGCAATAGAAGATAGGATATAAGCCTATGGCAACAGCAACATATAAACATGGTGTAACTTGGAGGGACGTACCAACTTCAATAGTTGCACCTATTACAGCAGATAGTGGTATACCTGTGGCAATTGGAATTGCACCTGTTAATCAGGCGGGAGATAATGCAGCACCACCTAATAAACCTAGGATATACTATACATATGAGGAAGCAGTATCGGAGATGGGTTTCTCATATGATTTTGTAAAGTACGGGCTATGCGAGGTAATGTACACTTTCTTTGTATTGTACAATACTGGTCCGATTATTCTTAGTCATATTGTAGACCTTAATACAAATACAGGTACTCCTGTGGTAGCTAGTCCTGTTACTTTAGTCAACAATACAGTTGATACAGGTTTCATGGACGTAATTCTTTCTACATTAGTTGTAAAGGATAGTGCAGGACTTATTACATATGTTCCAAGTACTGACTATGTAGCTTCTTTTTCTAGTACAGGATCATTAGTAATTACCTCTATTCCAGGTGGAGCAATGACAGCTAATGAGGCATTGAAGGTTAACTATACACCTATGGATGTTGCTGGACTAGATAAACAAGATATTATAGGTGGAGTTGATGTTGCTACAGGGATGGGTACAGGTTTGGAAGTGATCGAAGATGTGTTTCCTACTTTGTCTATAATTCCAGGCAATATTCTATGTCCAAACTATTCGCAAGATCCTGAAGTATTTGCTGTAATGACAGCAAAAGCAGAGAATGTTAACAACTGCTTTAAGTGTGGTGCTGTAGCAGATGTCGATTCTGTAGCTGTTGTTAAGGCAATGGATGTCTATACATGGAAGAATAGCAATAACTATGTGAGCAATCGATGTCCTGTTAACTTTCCGAGAGTAGGTATAGATGAGAAGGTAATGTGGATGTCTACACATCAAGGTGCATTGATGGAGTTAACAGACCATAACAATGATGACATCCCTGTTGAATCTCCTTCTAATAAAAACTACAAGATGAATCGTACTGTAGTCGGTCCGTTAGGTGCACCAACTGATTACCTTTTTGGAAAAGGTTATGCAGATATGTTAAACGGACAAGGTGTCTGTACTGCTATTAACTGGATAGGTGGATGGAAGGCATGGGGGAATAATGAAAGCATTTATCCGAGCAGTAGTGATCCTAAAGATAGGTGGATACCTGTAAGGAGAATGACAGACTGGTTAGGTAATACGCTTGTATTAACCTGCTATCAGTTTGTGGATGATCCAGGCAATCGACGATTGATAGAGAGTATCGTTGACTCCAT